TTTAGGTGAGGAAAACAGTAATGATTAGAAGCAGCAGAGAATCAATTGATACAGTAGTGAATAACATCGACAACTCGATTGACTACTATATTAACCAACATACAGCAGACATTAATGGGGCCAGTCGTATTAGAAACGATGCCAGCATTGTACGGGGCCTGGTCGAATACCGATCCGCCTTGCTTAGTTTGCTTGAAGATAATCCTCCTAAAAAGAAGAGAGGTAACCCAAACTTTGGGAAGAACAATCCTTACTTAATTAAGGAGGTAAATGAATAATGGCTGAAGATAATAATTCTACCCTGACGGATGACGTATTGGATAACAGCAGTTCTGAAGATCAAATGCTCGCAGACATTCTTAGTAAATCGGAAATACTCCAGGAAGCTGGTGTAGTCCCTTTACCAGAAGAATCTCAACCCGAGACTGAACCTCAGGACTCAGAAGACACAGGACCAGACGAAGACCTTGAAGAACCTGTAGACTCTGCCGAATATGAAGATGATGTTGAACCAGATAATGAGGAAGAGGAAGATAGTGATAAGGAAGACGGAGATGCTGAGGCTACCGAAGTTGATACTTATTCACTGGATGACTTAGAAGACATTATGGTAACCCATAAAATTGATGGTGAAGAAGTAACTTTACCACTATCAGAATGGATTGCTGGTTCCGCTACCAAGCAACATCTTAGTAAACAAGGTCGTGAAATTGGGGAGGCTCGTAAATCTTTAGATGAAGAGCGTACTCAAAAACTAGGCGAAATAGAAACTTTAGCAAGCATTGTAGCTAACGAAGTTTATACTGAAGAAATAAATCATCAGAAAAAGTATCATGATCTGTCGCAGAAGCTATCAAAGGCTCAGGCAGACGGGGATACTTATGAAATTGGTGAACTCCTGCAAGAACAGACCAAAGCTCAGACAGACTATTGGGCTGCTCGAAATAAGCGAGAATCACTCGCAACGCAGGTTAGTCAACAGAAACAACAGTTAGTAGAAAAACAATTTACAGAGTCAGTTAAACATTTTAACGATACAATTACAAACATTATCCCGGATTGGGATGATAAAATACAACAATCTGTTCGTGAATTTGCATTAGAAGAAGGACTTCCGGAGTCTTTGATCAATGTAGTATCAGATCCAGGTTTAGTAAAGTTTGTAGATGACTTCCGTAGATTAAAGCAAGGAATTAAAAGCGGCGCTAAAAAGCGTGCAAAGATTCCTGCTAAGAAAATGCCTGCTAAAAAAGCTCCTTCGCCCACTAAACGTAAACAAGATAGGGAATCAACTATTAAGGCTCGTGCATTTAAAAAAGATGCATCCCCCGAGGATCAAATCGAGTTCTTAAAAAAGTTTGCTCCCACACGATAAGCCAATATTCGGCTAATATACAGGTAAAAATAAAATGGCAACAGGACGTTATGGCACCTCTGGTGTATCCACCCAAGCGGCTAACGCAGTAGGCAACCGCTTTCCTTCAGGCGCATCCAGCGCAGCAGTCTCCGAAAAGGAAGATTTGGCAAACTTCATCTCGATGATTACTCGTGATGAAACACCTTTCATGTCTTCTATCGGCAAAACAAAAGCTACAGGTATCTACCACGAGTGGCAAACAGACGAACTTAAAGCTCCTGGCAACTCTCGTGTTGCACAAGGTGCTGACTTCTCCTCAGTTACTCCTGATGGTCGCACTACTACTGGTGGTGACCACGGCGCAGGTGGCGGTGTAGTACTTGCAGATGCAGATCGTAATCGTTCTCGTCTTGGCAACTATACTCAAATTAACGCTAAAACAGTTGCAGTATCCGGCACCAAGCGTGCAGTAGATCAAGCAGGTGTTGCAGACGAGTATGCATATCAATTGAAAAAGCGTGGCACAGAGATGCGCCGCGATGTAGAAGCTGACCTGATTCACTCACTTAACGTGTCCACCCCCGGTTCTGCCGCAGCTGCAGGTACTATGGCTGGTGTGTATTCTTGGGCCTCCAACGTTGTTAACGTTGCTTCCACAGATTCAGGTAATACTGCTGCTCGTATTTCTAACGCAGGTGTTACTGCTGCAGAAGCAGGCATCGGTTCGAATAACTTCTCAACAGAATCTACAAGTGCAAACGTAGGTGAACTTGAGTTGTCTCACATCGACTCTATCATGCAGACCATCTACGAAGCTGGCGGTAAAGCCACTAAAGTAATGCTCTCACCAAAGAATCGCCGTACATTTTCTGCCAAAGCAAACGCTTCTGGCTCTAATGTTCGCCGCAACATTGATGAGACAGGTAAACTGCGTCAGGCAGTAGACATTTATATGTCTGATTTTGGTGACGTCATGGTTGAGCCTAACTACATCATGGGGCTTGCCGCAACAGCCACAGGTGCTGGCGGTACCTCCGCTGATGCAGTATCTATTCAGGATGCCTTCGCATTAGTATATGATCCAATGTGGTTCAAAATGGCTACCCTTCGTCCTATGCAAGAAGTTGACGTAGGTCAAAACGGTGACTCCACCGTAGGTATGTTCGTTGAAGAGACTACTCTTGAGTGTTCTAACCCTAATGCTTGGGGTGTAATCGCTAACATCGGCGCTTAAACTTAATATAAGGGGGCACCTTCGGGTGTCCTCTTTTTACTAATAGGAGTAGTAAATGTTAATTAAAATTATAGCTAACGCTAATGCTTTGGTCTTGGGTTCTGAAACTCTTATCGGGGCAGCCCAGGAAGCAATCTTTGGTTTAGGTGGAGAAAACCATGTAGAGGTTGATCCAAGCACAGGTAAGGCAACTAAAGTATACTTGTCCCGCCCAGGGGCTACACATAACATTATTACCATTGGTACCACCGCTACTACAGTGAGTAGAATCCAAGTGGGTAATCTAACTAATGATGGTAAATTCCACACAGTATTAGATTCAATATAATTAAAACAGAGGAACAGCATGGCTAGATGGCAACACACATCGATAACTGGAGATCTTACTGGTCAGCTAGTTACTGATACTAATGGTGAAAATATTTGGAAAGTTGAAGGTAACATTTCAGACACCATTAAAGATGTTAAAAAGGAAAGAGAAGCAGGCAGGAATAAAAAATCACACTATCAGAAAATGTGTTCTATTCCTAACGTAATTGTATTAGAGCTTAATACTAAACATAACTTGGATATACTAGACCCAGAGTTTATGCACGATCCTGCACGGAAAAAAAGATTGGTCTACCTGTTAAAAACAGAATACCCAGACTTACTAGTAATGACATAGGGATTTATTATGGCTACATACGTAGAATTTGTGGGATCCGGTGATTTCACTGGTAATAACGCAGGAATGATTAGGGATTGGGCAAATAGAGATGTGTCCGTCCTTTCTAACTCGGTAGTAACCAAATGTTTTGATTACGCCGCAGACAAGGCTTACAGAACACTACGTGTGCCGCCACTTGAAGTTACAAGAACTTACGTGGTAGAGGGAACTCAAGATGAAATAGATGCTGCCTCGGCAGTAGGTTCTCCTGATGTCAGCCCCAGCGCATTTCTTGGAGGTGGATCAGTTCTTTCAATAGCTGTTCCTTCTGATATGATTGAAGTTATCTTTATAAGAAATGCTAATGTTCTCAATAAAAATACAGGTATTGTTTACAATGAAAAAGTAGACAACAGAACCTTTAATGATGGTTTTAGCCAAACAAAAGATTTCTTTTTTTACACAAGAATTGGAAATGAATTAAAATTGCACGGTAACTTTAAAAGGCTAGATGAGTTAGAATTACACTACTATCGAAGGCTACCTGCTTTAGACGCTACTTATTCTGGAACTTATAATAACTGGAAATCTGCTGTAGGTACAATTGATATTGGAGGAGTAGCAACAACCTACTCTGCTGCCACAGATAAGACTGAAAGTTCTTTTAATTCCCGGCTGGCAGAAAATGCTAACTATTGGGTGGGGGACGAAGCATCCCATTGGCTTAGAGATGAAAATGAAAGAATATTGTTGTTTGGCGCTCTGTTAGAAGTATTTATTTACCTCAATGATAACGAAGAAGTCTCAAAATACCAACAACTATTTGATAAAGAATTAGACGAATTAAACAAAGAAGAAACTAGTAGAAGAGCAAAAGGTGGTAACTCCATTATATCTTTTACAGGCAACAACTTAATCTAAGAGGGTAACATGGCATTTAAAAAATTAAATAACGAGACTACCTCTGTAGATAATGGAGGTAGCTTTGATACTGGGGGCCAAGAGCCAATATCTATCACAAGTGAATCTGCAGCTAATGCTTTACAAGCAGCCAACTCAGCAGCCGCTGCTTTGGTTAGCGAGAATGCCGCAGCCGCAGATCTTGTATTAACTAACGCTGACGTTGTATTAACTCATGCAGATGTTGTTTTAACCAACGCGGACCTTGCCTTGACTAATGCTGATGTTGTGTTAACTAACGCTGACGTTTTATTAGCTGACGCAGATAGAGTGCAAACCGGACTTGATCGCATAGCTGTTGCAGCGGATCGTGTGTTGACTAACCAAGACACCCAAACTACAGCCGCCAATCTTGCCTTAACTAATGCAGATGTTGTGTTAACTAACGCAGATGTTGTGTTAACCAATGCCGATGTTGCACTGGCTGAAGCAGATAAAGTACAAACAGGGCTTGATCGTATA